GTGCCAAGTGACTTTTTGGAGACTAAGTCTTTGAAGCTCACAAGCACAAATCCCCAGACCCCATTGCAGTTTCTGAGCATTGATGCCTTGGACAATGAAACGACGAAATACACGGCCAGTGGCAAGCCCAAATTCTTTGGTGTGGTCGGTGGCCAGTTTCGGATTGTCCCGACACCAGACGCAAACTACACGACCGAGCTGACCTATTACGCGAAGTTGACAAAGTTATCAAGCAGTGTGGCCAGCAATTGGCTTTTGGCATCAAGCCCCGACATTTATCTTTATGGCGCCTTACTCCAGGCTGCACCATACTTGCAAGATGATGCGAGAATCCAGACATGGGCAACACTCTATGAGCGAGCCTTGAACGATTCACAAACTGCCGATGATCGCGGTGCATCTTCTGGTGGTGCATTACTGACCCGTGCAAAGACTTTTGGATAAGGACTAGACCATGTCATCTTTCAGCGACTACACCGAAAACCTAGTTTTAAATTTTCTATTCACAACGAACACGGCCACGCGCCCCACTGCCTGGTATGTTGGCCTTTTCACGGCTGCACCAAGCGACACGGGTGGCGGCACTGAGGTGTCTGGTAGTGGCTACGCACGGGTAGTGACTGGTACGATCTCCGGCTCTGGCACGGCCACGACATTCACCAATGCAGCGGCCATCGAGTTTGCAGCTGCTTCCGGTGGAAACTGGGGATCAGTCGGCTGGGCCGGCATCTTTGATGCAAGCACTTCTGGCAATCTATTAGCCTGGGCGCCATTGACCACAGCGCGCACCATCAATGATGGCGATGTCTTGCGCATTCCAGCCGCATCCTTGAGCATCACTTTGGCCTGATATGGCAGCTTATGGATCGGGGAATTTTGGTGTTGGCCAATACTCTGATCCGAGGGTAGGCTACGGCTACGGCTCTTACGGCAAGGGCAACTACTCCAGAGGCACATTTGAGCCTCAAATAATTATTTCAGACACCAGCACCATGGCGGTGGCTGGCGTTATTGTTTCCAACGCCCAATTTGAGATTTTTGACCAGTCCACCATGGCGGTGGCTGCCATCAGGTATGTGTCTGCTGCAATAGCAATCACATCCACCAGCACAATGACTGTGCAGGCCAATGAGATATTCGATGGTGCAGTGGCCATTAATGGCACAAGCACCATGGCCGTGGCGGCCAATAGGCTGACAACTGCATCAGCCACAATCAGTGACACAAGCACCATGGCCGTGGCTGGGGTGCGGTATGCGGTGGGCGCAGCCGCCATCAGTGACACAAGCACCATGGCGGTGGCTGGCCTCAGATACGCCATTGGCGCGGCCAGCATCATAGACACATCGACACTGACAGTCGGCACAAGTATTCTTGGCAATTCTGGTTTTGCCATTATTGGCACAAGCACTTTGGTGGTCAATGCGCAGCGCAGGCAGCCTGGTGCAATTGCGTTCACAGAAACATCATCCATGGCGGTCAATGCAAGACTAAAATGGGAAGCAGAAAGTGACACGGCAGAATCTTGGGGTGTAATCTCTGATAATTCAGAAACTTGGACACCGATCTCTGACCAGTCAGAAACATGGGATGCAATTAGTGATTCAAGTGAAACTTGGACTCCAATTGCTGATAATAGTGAATCTTGGCAAATTGCCGCATGAGGTGAAAAATGGCTGATACAACCACCACGAATCTATTGCTGACCAAACCCGAAGTTGGTGCATCCACCGACACCTGGGGAACAAAAGTCAATGCAGACCTTGACTTGATTGACGCATTATTTGATGCCGGTCCAGTGCTGAAGGTCACAAAGGGTGGCACGGGTGGCGCTACTGCATCAGCAGCCAGGACAGCGCTTGGCGTGGCCATTGGCACTGATGTGCTGGCCTATGACTCCAACTTGCAGAGTTTTGTCACGGCATTCACACTGCCCACAGCTGACAGCACTGCTAATTTTGTTTTGAAGACAAACGGCTCTGGGACATTGGGTTTTGCAGCAGCTGCTGCGGGTGATGCTGTACTGTCAGCAGATCAGACCTTTACAGGCACTAATACGTTTTCAGGCTCTAGTAGCAAAACTGCCATTGTTCTAAACGATGCAGCAGAGGTAGCTACAGTATCTGCAACTGCGGCTACTGGAACTATTGCCTACGACATTACGACTCAGTCTGTTCTGTATTACACAAGCAACGCAAGTGCTAACTGGACAGTTAACTTCAGAGGCTCTAGCGGTACATCATTAAATACTTTGATGAGTACAGGTCAATCAATGACTGTGGCTTTCTTGGTTACTCAAGGCTCTACTGCTTACTACAACTCTGCTGTGCAAGTTGATGGCACGACATCTGGAGTTACTACTAGGTGGCTAGGTGGTGCGCCTACTGCGGGAAATGCTAGTGGCATTGATAGCTATCGTTATTTGATTATCAAGACAGGTAGTGCGACTTTCACAGTCTTGGCAAGCAACACACAATTTAAGGCTTAAACCATGCCATTACAAGCAACTTCTGGTGCGGCTAGTTACGATGCCTTTGGTGGTGGTGTCCCTGCCGTGCCTAACTACATTGAGGAAGTGTTTAGCACATACCTTTACACAGGCAACGCTTCTACACAGACCATTACCAATGGAATTGACTTAGCTACTAAAGGTGGATTGGTTTGGTTAAAGAAAAGAAATAATGCTTCAGACCATATTGCTGCCGATACTGCCAGAGGTGTTAATCAGCTAATACAGTTTAATACTACGCAAGCCAGCGCAAACAGACCAGACTCTGTGACCGCCTTTAACAGCAACGGGTTCTCTTTAGGAACTGAAACCGATACAAATGCTTCTGTTCCATTTGTCTCATGGACATTCCGCAAGCAACCAAAGTTCTTTGATGTTGTGACTTATACAGGTGATGGAACAGGAGGTTCTCGTCAAGTAGCGCATAATCTTGGTTCAACACCAGGCTGTGTTTTAATAAAAAGAACAGATGCCTCTGGAGATTGGATGGGTTTTCATAGAAACACAGGCGCAACAAATTCTGCTATTGCAGAATTATCTTTAAATTTGACAACTGCCCCTGTTTCTGGTGCGGCATTTTCCCAATCACTTGTTACATCTACATATTTTGTTGCTGGAGATATCCAGTCTGCTGATGGAGGTGTTAGCGCAAATACAAATGGCGCAACCTATGTCGCCTACCTATTTGCCCACAACGCAGGAGGCTTTGGCCTGACGGGTACGGACAATGTGATTTCGTGTGGGTCTTATACAGGCTCAAATACAGTACAAACATCTGTTGATCTTGGTTATGAGCCTCAGTTTGTATTGATTAAAAATACAACTACTTCAGGTAATAATTGGTCAATGTTTGACAATATGCGAGGCGTTGCAACTGGCGGTGTTGATGCTCAACTTATTCCAAACTCAACAAACGCAGAATTAAATACAACTAATTGGCTATCTTTTACGTCTACAGGATTTCAGTTAATTCCTTTAAATAATGGAACAGTTAACAGAGACGCAAACACATACATCTACATAGCCATTCGTAGAGGCCCGATGGCAGTACCTACGAGTGGGACGAGTGTGTTTGTACCTTACGCTTACACGGGCAACGGCTCTGCAAGCAGGGATTATTCTGCAATTGGTATTCCAGTGGACATGAATTGGACAAGTTGCCGTTCAAACAATGTTAGCGTTAGCCCACTTGCGTCAACAAGATTGCAAGGCAATACAACTCGTTTGCAAATTAGCTCGACTGGCGCAGAAGCCACAGGCACATATGGATTAACTTGGAACGCTTATCAAAATGGTGTACAAGGCAATTCTGTTTTTGGTGGCGGTGATGGTTGGAATACAAATGCTTACACATACATTGGGTGGAACTTTAAACGAGCACCTAGCTTCTTTGATGAGGTTTGCTATACAGGAACAGGAAGTGCTAGGACTGTAAGTCATAACTTAGGTGTTGCACCTGAAATGATGATTGCAAAAATTAGAAGCGGTGCTGACAGTTGGATTGTTTATCACTCCGCACTTGGAGCAACAAAATATGTTTTGCTAGATGGAAGTGGTGTTGCACAAACTGATTCAACGATGTGGAACAACACAGCACCAACGGCTTCTGTGTTTTCTCTTGGGTCTTCTCCCGGAACTGCAACCAACTTAAGTGGCTCAACTTATGTTGCATATCTGTTCGCTACAGCCACAGGCGTTAGTAAGGTTGGCAGTTATACGGGAACAGGAACAACTCAACAAATTAACTGTGGATTTACTTCTGGAGCTAGATTTGTTCTTATAAAAAGAACAAGCACTGGAGGTGGCGACTGGTATGTATGGGATTCAGCCAGAGGCATTGTGTCAGGCAATGATCCTTACTTGCTCTTGAACAGCACAGCCGCTGAAGTAACAAACACCGACTATGTTGACACATACAGCGCAGGGTTTGAGATAAGTTCAACTGCGCCAGCCGCAATCAACGCAAATGGTGGCACATTTATCTTCTTAGCTATCGCATAAGGAACATCATGCAAATCAGAACACAAACTGGCGCAGTCATGTACGAAAGTGAATTTCGTGCATACACAAAAGCCAATGGTGGCCCATCATGGGACATAACAACAACTGAAGTCTTAGAGGCTTTGGGTGCTGATGTAGTCTTTGAAGGCCCACAAGCTACAGGCGGCACTGTTTACCAATACTCTCAAGCCTCTGGTATTGAGCAGATTGAGGGTAAGTGGTATACCAAATATGTGCTTGGCCCTGTCTTTACTGATGGTGAGACAACTGCTGCTGAACAAGAAGTAGCTTATAAAGCCACTAAAGATGCTGAACAGGCTAAGTCTGTGCGCTCCACACGCGACAGTAAATTGGCTGAATCTGATTGGCGAGTCATTAAAGCTGCTGAGACTGCAACAACACTGGATGCAGCCTGGGCGACTTATCGTCAAGCACTCAGAGATGTGACTGCCCAGTCTGGGTTTCCTTGGACCATCACATGGCCTGACGCGCCATAAGATGAATCATGGATGCAGACACTGACAAAAGGCTTGCCGTGCATGAAGCGATCTGCTTAGAGAGATACAACAACATCGACAAGTCACTGCGCGATGGCGACAAGCGCATGACAAAGATTGAATATCTTCTCTATGCTGTGATCGTGGCCGTGTTATTTGGCCCAGGTGTGGCTGCCGAATTCGTCAAGAAGATTTTCGGGCTATGAAAGACTGGGCCGTAGCAATCATTGCTGCGGCCTTGCTTGTCCTGACCATTGTTTGGTCGTTTTTTGTCATCATTTTGTTTTGGCCATGATTTATGCTCTGGTCTTACTAGCAGCCGTTGCCGAATATAGATGCATCAGGTGGTCATGGACCGGTGATGTTTACAATCGGAGGGTTGTTTGCCTTGAGTGGAAAAAGGTAGAAAAGAAATGATCGATCCGATTACAGCCCTGGCGGGAATACAAAGCGCCATCAGCATGGTCAAGAAGGCAGCTAATGTTGCCCAAGACCTTGGCTCACTCGCGCCAATGATTGGCAAACTTTTCGATGCCAAGTCTGTGGCCACCAAGGCCATGCTTCACGCCAAGCAGTCTGGCAAAGGCTCAAACATGGGAACGGCCTTGCAGATTGAGATGGCACTGGAGCAGGCCAGAGCCTTTGAGGAAGAGCTAAAAATGCTTTTCATGCAGACCGGCAAGATCGATGTCTGGAACAAGATTAAAGCCAGGCAGGCCGAGATGGACTTGGCCGATGCCAAAGAATTAAGCGCATTGAAAGCCGCAGATAAGAAAGCCAAAGAAAAAGAACAAGAGATGAACGAGCTGGCCATGATCATTGGCGGTGTGGCTTTTGTCTTGTTTTTGGTCTTTGTTGGTGTCAATGAGTTGATGACATTCTGCGAAACAACAAGAAGGTGTGGTCGGTGAATGAGTATCAGAAGACCTTTGACCTATGCCTCAAAATATTTGTTTACGGGTGTGTGGCTTTATGGTTTCTTGGTTTCCTCAAGTTTTTGCCGGATGACTTGTCAGACCGAATCGTTAATTTACTGCTGGGTAGAATAGGATTAGGCAAATGAGATATTTACTGCTGCTTTTATTGCTGACTGGATGTGACGAAAAATATCGCTACAAGTGCCAGAATCCTGACAATTTTCACGCAACCGAGTGCCAGAAGCCTCGCTGTATGTTTACCCAAACTTGCCCAGAATACTTGGTAGCACCAATCTTGGAGAAAAAAGTTGACGAAGTTAAACCTAACAACTGAAGAGATCGAGGTCAGGGTCTGGAGTATCGTGGTGATTGCTGTCACCCTGATTCTTTTCTTTATCGTGATTTCCCTGCTGTACTCAGTGACCTTTGTCACCCAGCCAATCAAATCAATGGCCCCCATTGACCAGGCATATACAAAGATGCTGAACGATATCGTTCTATTGATTGTGGGCGGCATTGGCGGTGTTATCGGTAAACGGGCAATGACTTCTAAGCAGCCACCACCACCCATGGGCCAGCAGCCGATGTGCCAGCCAATGCAGGGTGGCTATGGCCAATACGGCTACAGCAACAATCACGGCTTTAATGCCACCACCAATGGCATACCATCACAGCCATTTGGCGCTATGCCCAAGTGGACCAATCCAGAGCTAGATGAGTCTTGGACCCCTGGTCCACCACCAGACACTCCACCAGACCATCTTGAGGATGACCATGAGCGTGAACAGCTGGCAGCGGCCAGACAGGAGTCAGAATAATGTTTGGCATCCCATTACCCTATATCGCCCTGGCAATCGGCATTGCTTTGTTTGGTTCTTACCGAGGTGGTTATCACTTTGGCTGGGAAGACAGGGACAATGACATGAAGATTGCCATTGCCAAAAAGAATGATGAAGCCAGAGCCAAAGAGGAAGAGCTTGGCGAGAAACTGCAAGATCAGGAAACGAAACTCAGAAAGGCCCAAGATGATGTCAAGAAAAAACAGTCTGCTATGCATGAGCTTGCTAGGACTGGCCGGCTGCGCCTCCCAGCCCCAAGTTGTCCACAAGCCAGTCCAAGTGCCACCATTGCCATTGGAAATCCACAACCCAGCCAGCCCGATGAAAGCGAACTTGAGCGACAGACTATTGCAACTCTTATCGACATCGCAGCCGAAGGAGACAAAGCCATTACCAAGCTCAACGCCTGCGTCAGCGCCTACGAAGAAGTAAGGAGAATTGTCAATGGTCAATAGTCAGCAGCTCCAGCAACTGCACATTGGCCCAGAGTGGGTCGATGCGCTTAATGAGACTTTCCAGCGCTTTGACATTTCAACGCCATTGCGTCAGGCTGCCTTTATTGGCCAGTGTGGCCATGAGTGTGGCAACTTTAGGATTCTTGAGGAAAACCTTAATTACAGAGCCGAAGCACTACAAAAGCTCTGGCCCAAGCGCTTTGATGCTGCCAAGGCCCAAGCCTGCCAGCGAAATCCAAAGTTCATTGCCAATACTGTTTACAGCAATAGGATGGGAAATAGAGATGAAGCGTCTGGAGATGGGTATCGTTTTCGTGGCCGTGGTTGCATTCAGCTTACTGGCCATGCCAATTATTTTCACGCTGGCCAATCATGCGGTGTTGACTTTGTTATGCAGCCTGAGTTGGTTGCTACACCCCATTATGCCGCTATGACAGCGGGATGGTTTTGGGACACCCACAAGCTCAACCAGTATGCGGATAGCCAAGACTACCGGACTTTGACCAAGAAGATCAATGGCGGGTTCATAGGCCTAGATGACCGAATCAAACACATCAACCATGCACTGTCTGTCCTGACATAATTAGCCATGGCCAACGTCAAGCAACAACTCGAAGTACCCTCAATCCCAAGCCTTGGCTTTGCGCCAGAGGCTTATGAGAAGCGCTACTTTGCTGAAAACAATGGTGCGCTGAACGGGTACTTTAGAAAACTGATCAGCGTTTTGGGAGCTTTGTTTGGTCCAAGGGGCGGCAAGTTTTTGAACACCCCCCATGGGGCTTTTCACGATTCGACTGACCAGGCAGCGGCAAGCACCACTGCTGCCACTGCTGTGACGTTTAACACGACAGACATCTCCAACGGGGTCACGCTGTCAAACAGCTCAAGGCTCAATGTCGCAGACTCTGGTGTCTTTAACATCCAGTTTTCAATTCAACTTAAAAACACCACCAACGACAGCCATGATGTGGATATCTGGTTTCGCAAGAATGGCACAAACGTAGACAACTCAAACAGCCGGTATCACCCCCCTGCAAGAAAAAGCACGGGTGATCCAAGCCACATGATTGCGGCCTTGAACTTTTTTATTGAATTGAATGCAGGCGATTATGTTGAAATCGTTTACAAAGTTGACAATGTAAGTGTGACTTTGGAGCATTTTGCTGCCGGCTCCAGCCCCACACGGCCAGCAGTGCCATCAGCCATTGCCACTGTGTCTTTTGTCTCAAATCTACCTACAATTTAGCCATGTACATACCCATCAAATTACCTCCAGGTGTTTACCGAAATGGCACTGAGTATCAGTCTGCTGGCCGGTGGCATGATGCTAATTTAGTGCGCTGGTATGAAAACACATTAAGACCAGTCAATGGCTGGCGCAGTAAATCGGCATCAACTGTGACGGGCGCTTGCAGGGCAATCATCACTTGGCGCGATAACGATGCTGACTCTTACATTGGTCTTGGCACTCATTCCAAGCTCTTTGCAATGGACATCTTAGGTGTTTTAAAAGACATCACGCCCACTGGATTTACAACTGGTTTTATCGATGCCACCAGCAGCACAGGCTACGGCAAAAACCTCTACGGCAGTTTTGCCTATGGCGTGCCACGGCCAGATACTGGATCGGCAGACATAGCCACCACTTGGTCACTTGATACATGGGGCGAGTATTTGGTGGCCTGCTCAAACTACGATGGCAAGATTTACGAGTGGCAGCTAGGCTTTGCTACACCCACATTGGCTGCTGTGATTACCAACGCGCCAGTGAGCAACACTGCCATCTTGGTGACTGCCGAGAGGTTTCTCTTTGCACTTGGCGCGGGTGGCAACCCTAGAAAAGTGCAGTGGTGCGATCAGGAGGACAATACCCTTTGGACACCAGCAGGCGACAACCAAGCAGGCGACTATGAGCTGACAACCTCTGGCAGCTTGTTGGCCGGCAAACGCGTCAAGGGCATCAATCTATTGTTTACAGATGTAGATGTGCATACAGCGCAATATGTTGGCGCGCCATTCATTTATGGCTTTGAGAAGGCGGGAAGCGGCTGCGGCCTGATCTCGGCCCAGGCTGTGGCGGCCATTGACACTGCTGCCATTTGGATGAGCAAGTCTGGCTTCTTTATCTATGACGGCTATGTCAAGCCACTGCCTTGTGATGTCTCAGACTTTGTTTTTAGCGACATCAACTTTGACCAGAGGTCAAAAATTTCAGCTGTCCATAACAGTAAATTTGGCGAAATATGGTGGTTTTACCCAAGCAATGCAGGCACTGAGAATGACTCTTATGTCACTTTCAACTACCGCGAGAATCACTGGAACATTGGCTCACTGGTGCGCCTATGTGGCACTGATGCTGGTGTTTTCACCCTGCCTTTGATGGTGGATGATGGCGGTGAGGTTTATGAGCATGAGGTCGGCTTTGACTACGATGGTGCGACACTCTTTGCCGAGTCTGGACCCATTCAAATTGGCAATGGCGACAATGTGATGAAAATTAGAGAGGTCGTGCCAGATGAGCAATCTTTGGGTGAGGCTGTGGTGTCGTTTAAAACCCGTCTTTACCCCACAGGCGCTGAATCGACATTTGGACCATTTACGGCAGCCAACCCAACTTCTGTCAGGTTTTCTGGCCGCCAGGTCAACATGGTGGTGACTGGTGCAGCGTTAGCCGACTGGCGCATTGGGGTCATTCGACTTGATGCTGTGGCCAGCGGCAAGAGATGAGCGACCAAGAACATTTGGACAGGCTGCGCCATCATGTGGAGGCTGCCTTAGAATACAGTGGAGGCACACACAATTTTGACGATGTCGCTGAGATGGTCGAGGATCACAGATTGCAGCTGTGGCCGGCCAAGGACTCGGTGGTATTGACGGAGATCATTGTCTACCCGCAGCTAAAGAATTTGCATTATTTTCTGGCTGGTGGCGACCTAGATGAACTCTCACGGATGCGACCATTGATCGAATCCTGGGGCAAGTCTATTGGCTGCACCAGGGTGACTCTAGCAGGCCGAAGAGGCTGGTCAGAGACATTTTTGAAAGACGAAGGGTACAAAC